TCAGTTTCGTTATCAGAAATCCATGTAAAGTTAACAGGATTTAATTGGTTTATTACTGATAGTCCTGATGTTACTGGCTGTACATTAGATTTAAGTCTGTAGTCTGATGTAGTGTTGTAAAGAACTGCTGTTGTACCTGATTGAGTAATAGAACCAATTGTTGCTCCGTTATAACCGTAGTACATATAAACAGAACCAGAACCAGTTCCATTTATATGGTTAATTGCTTGACTTCCTGATGTACCAGTAAGTGAAATGCCATTAATGTTTATAACACCAGAAGATGTCTGCCCCACCAGCAAGTTACCGCTGGAGTCTATACGGGCACGTTCTGTTGGTGTTGTTGCCCCTGAGCCAGTACCTTTTGTTAAAAATGCTAATGCAGTTTCATAATCAACGCCACTATTTGTCCTATAAGAACGTATAGCTGAACTTCCATTATCACTTCCAACAGAAAATTGAATTCCTGCATATTTAACATTGTCACCACTTGCATCTGATGTATTGCGAACCCAAGCATTAATTCCACCTGATGCAGATGAACCTGTTACTGTTAATTGACCATAACTAGATGGACTTGTTTCACCAACACCCAAATTACCACTATTATCTAGTGTCATTGCTGTGTTCCAAGTTATGCTGGAATTTGCACTTGGCGTATTTGTGGATGTTTGCCAATAATGAGCGCCAAGATATTGATAGTATTGTACGGCGGCAGAACTTGAATTTATAAATGTTGCCGCAGATGTTGTTGGGGCTTCGTAGACGTTGGTGTTTAACGAAGTAAAGTTAATGGTTGTTCTGCCAATAAGATTACTTGCTTGTCCTACAAAGAAGTTTCTGCTTGACGTGTAAACAGATGCAACAGGAGTAACTCCTAATCCTAAGTTACCGTTGACATCAAGGGTCATTGCGGTTGTAAAGGATATAGTTCCCCCTGCAGTTCCTGATGTAGCTACGTTCCAAAGATGAGACCCTTGATATTGCTGATAATAAGAAGCATTTACAGAAGATGCAGCATATTTATATCCACTGTTGTAATAAAAGTTAGACCCTAAAAGAACATTTCCAGAACCAGCACCCCATAAAGAATTTCCATTACTCCCAACTTCTATTGCCTTTCCTAAACTCCAAGTTTCTGGTGTAACTCCTAATCCTAAGTTACCAGAGGCATCCAAACGCATTTTTTCAGAATTGTTTGTCTGAAACCATATATAATTGCTTGAAGTATTAAATGCAATGCTATTGTTTAAACTTACATCGCCTACATAAGCGTTGTTTGCACCAGTAGAAAATGCTAAAGATGTACCTAAATTTTGAGTTATTTGCAAAGGATAACTAGGACTACTTGTACCTATACCTAGATAGCCTGCATTGGTTAATGTCATTGCATCTGTAATGCTGCTATTTACAACAAAATGTATAGCGTTATTAGTTGTTGTCCCAATCGCTAAATCGCCAGATGTTGCAGTTAGAAATGTATTATTAGCTAAACTAATAGCAGATCCACCTGTGGCCGTTATACTTATATTAGATGCGCCAGTATATATAGAATTGTTTACCGTATAAGTACCAACCCCGCCTGTGCCTGTACCAAGCGAGGTAACATACGTTCCAGCAGTAATACCAGTACCAGTAAGCAAAGATCCAACTTGTATACCGCCGCTAACAACTGTAGCTATGTTTAAAGTTGTACCCGCGCCCGTAGATCCATTACTAATAGATCCTGTTCCACTAAACAAACCAAAACCAGAACTGTTGATTCCAAAATCACCAAAATAAGTTGTAGCAGTTCCTGAATTGTTAGAAACAATAAAATCCGTAGATGCTGCATAGCCTGAGTTTGTGTTTTGCAATACAGATTGCGCATAACTATTAACACTGGTGCTAAAGCTTGAAAATATATTTGTGTCTGAATAACTTAGCGTTCCATAGCTGTATGCACCAGCAGATAAAGCACCCGTAATAGATTCATTGGCTATAAAATTACCAGATGTAATGGTCGTATATGTAGCGCTTCCATTAATACTTGCTATTTTTACAAAATCTGAAACAACGCTGCTCCAGTACACAATACATTTTTCGCCATTAGATACAGATACGCCCGTGGTAGGACCAGTTACACCTCTGATCACCAACGAATAACCGCCCGTAGTGGAGTTGTTAACTACATACATCTTAGACAAATTAGGTGCATTGATGTACCTAATTGCTGTTCTAGCGCCTGAACAAAGCAACTGCATGTATTGCGCTGTTGTGCCAGTAATATTATTACCAGAAGTTGTACCTACCGTCTGTGATAATGTAACATCTGCATCTGTCGTAAGATTGTTTGTACCTGCTATAGCTATATCAATATAGTCAGTCGTACCGTAATTAATGTCATAACCCCAGTTCCCCGCCTCAGAACCAGTAACCGGCTCTACGAGTTGCAAATTTGTTGAGTATCCTACTGACATATTAAGCTCCTAAAATTGTTGAATTCCAGTCCAATTTGGCGTTTCACTCGTATCATTTAATGACCAATTTGGCGTTTGAGAATCACTTATATTTTGCCACGAAGGGTTCTGATTGTCATCAATTAAACTCCAATAAGATACCGTCATTGTCCCAACTAATCCTGATGCAACAACCCCAGTTAAACTCGCAGTTCTTGCACCCATTGTAACTGTGCCAACTAAACCATTCGCGCCAACACCAGTCAACGCTATAGTGATATTTGGAGATACTGTACCAGCCAGTCCATTTGCAACAACTCCACCCAACGGCACAGATAAAGAACCAACAGCACCACTTGCGTTAACACCAGATAAACTATTCGTATTATTTGGCGTTACTGTTCCTGCTAACCCAGAAGAATTAACTCCTGAAATTCCAACGCTTTGACCTGGAGTTACTGTACCCGTTAAACCGTATGCAAATACACCTGCTAATAAATGAGAATTGGTAACCGATACCGTTCCCGCATAACCTGATGCAGCATCCCCGCTAATATTGACTGAGACACCAACACTAACAGATCCCGCCAACCCTGATGCACTAACACCAGTTAATGCAACCGTAATGTTTGGACCAACTGTTCCTACATTACCCTGGCCATTTACGCTTATAACTGGATCTGCATCGCTTTCAATAACCGTTCCAACTGCACCTGCCGCGTTAACGCCTGTTAATGCTACCGTTCTGCTGGTTGCTATAGTACCTACATTACCCGCTGCTGGTACGCCCGTGATGGATAAAGATCCACCCCAAGCGCCAGAACCCCAAGTACTATAACCCCATGTTAAGGCCATACATTAAGATGTTGATAATCTAAGCAAAGCCGAAGAAGTTGAATTAGTTGGCATCGTAAGCGTAAACGTACCAGCCGTAATTGTTTGAGAACCAAATGTGTGTACGCTAACCGCAGTATTGGATTGGGTTGAGTTATAAATCAAAACCGTATCAAATGCTGTAGTCAATGTAACAGTTGTATAAACTAAATTTGCAGATGGTGTCCAATAACCTACTCCCGCCGTAGCAGATGAATTTGTGGCAATTGGCGCAGTTGCATTTGTAACAGTAATNCCCCCCGCCGTATACCCTGTTCCAGTTACTTCATTCGTAGAAGAATAAACAGTGGTAGCTGCATTTACAGTAGCCGTAGTTACATACAAAGCTGCTTTAAATGTATCCGCCGTGTTGGCAGAACGGGCCGCATTGGTTGAATTAAAATTGTGTCCAGCAGACAATAATTGTCCAAGGAACGATGTGCACATGCTCTGGGTATTCGACATATTAATTCTCCGTTAAATATTTTATTGCTTGCCCAAGAAATTCTGGATTATCCAAAAATAACCCAAGACCAGTATTACATCTCATGCATAACAAACCACGAACTTTCTTGGTCTTATGGCAATGATCTATAAAAAATAACTTTGTCCTTCCGCCCGGCTTATCAGATTTACATATTTTACATAAGCCATTTTGTTGTGTAAACATTTCTTCGTATATTTGCGGAGTAATGCCATATTTATTTTTAAGCCTACTTTTATGTTCAGCAATTAATGCTTTTGCTTTGTTTTCTGACCTATGCTTTTTGTTATATTCATTTTTGCAAGTCATGCATTGTGAAACTGGCTTTCCAGGCCTGTGTGTTTTACGAATTGGAAAAGATGATAATGGCTTTTCTGTTTTACAAGATGTACAAAAATGAGTCAAAGCCATTAGCACAGAGTTCTCCTTATGCCATTGAGGCAGCTATTAAATCCATCCAGGGTGATTTTTTCAGCGTTACATGAGCAGATCGGTGTACCAATTCATCTTCTAAATAGTACTCAACCCAAGTCGTGTATTCGTTATCATTGTCGATTGAACCTTCTTTTTTGACAAGTAAAGAATCGTCCATATCGCCTTTTGTTGTTGTAACAATCATTATGCAATCCTTAAAATAGATGTTGTTGGCCCGTTAACTGGAAACTGAACAGTAAACGAATTTAAACAAGTTTTATCACCACCAAAATTAATTACGCAAACAGATGCGTTGTTTTGACTTTGATTGTAAATTAAAGCAGATCTAGCAGTAAAGGATGCAGGGCTCCAAATTGCATTATTAAATCCCCAATAAGCTACTGTGCCATTTGTTGCACCCGATGTTGGTGGATTGATAATTGTCAATGCTATACCGCCCTGCGTGTACCCTGATCCAGTTACTTCACCAGTCATTCCAGATACATATTGGGTTGTTGATGGACCAATATTGGCCAAACCATTAAACAAAGCAATATAAAAAATATTTGGATTCGTTGGGCCAAAGTTATGCAAACCTTGTGCAAGTTGAACTTTGAAACTGGTAGTGGCGGTTTGTTGTTGTTCAGCCATTATTTAACCGTTTCTCTATATTGCCCAGATCTGTAAGAATCTTGACGCTCCATACCATCTCCAAGGCGTTTTGCAATTTGTACTGCTTCTACATATTTTTTATCGTAAAGAGCAACTAAATCAGCATCGCCCTTCATAAATGTGTAAGCCTCAACTAAAGATCCATACAACAAAACAGAATCAAAATTTTGACCTAGCCAACTGGTTCCAGACGGGTTATTAATAGAGTTAACTTTTAATTGAAAGTTTGATCCACCAGGCAAAGATGCCGATAACAAATCATTAACCGCAAAATAAGAACCATTGGAGCTCAATGTTACAGATGTAACTGCATTGCCAGATACAACAATATCGGCCTTTGCACCACTACCAGTTCCACCTGTCAGAACAGTGTTGTAATATGTGCCATTTGTATATCCAGTTCCTGGCGTGTAAATACTCGTTGTTGCAATAGCAGATTGAACAATTGAAACTGGATAATAATAATAGTGAAGCTCTGCGCTATACGCTATATCGGGCGTAGGACCTAAAATAAAAGATAAGTTATTGGTTATAGCAGAGCTTACAATAGCCGGTCCAAAAAGTGCGTAATAAACAGGCGTAGCATAGTAATTTGGCAAGGCAAACGCTTCTCTTATATAGTTAACGTCTTTATTCAACAAATAATTGTATTGGCCTTGAAAGTTAATTGTGCCGCTAACCGTTCCAGAATTAACTACAGACAAATTAACTGTTGTGCCTGATATAGATGTTACATATGCACTAAGACCTATGCCTGAGCCCGTTACATATTGTCCAACTTGGATGGTTCCTGTAACACTATCAGATGTTGTAATTGCATAAGTTCCAGATGTACCTGTTGCGGTAACAGATGCAGAACTATAAATAGCCAAAGAATACGGAGCAAGAAAATCTGTTGGGCACGCTAGATATTGATTATTTGGCGTAAGTACTCCAGTCACATTCTTACGAATGGATGGAAATTGAACCATGTTAAAGATTCTTTGCTCAGCTTGTTCAACAAAAATAGGAATATCAGCTACGAAAGTTGCCTCGTAGTTTTGTAAATAGTCCTGTATTGACTGAGAAAGCTGAGAGTAATCTAAACTCATGCCATTGGGCCTCTGCTCATAAAGCCACGCTCAGCAGCGCCAGCACCACGCATTTTGATGCCATCGGTCTTAACATTATTTGCGCCAGGGTCTCCCATGCTTACACGCATTGTTCCAGATAATCTTTTTACATCTGTAGCTTTTAAAGTATTGGGGTCTACTGTAACAAAAGAATCTGTCTTAGGACTAATACGCTTGCCATCCATTGTGTGTGGGGGCGCATATTCATCTGCATTCCCATTATGTACGTCTTTTGGCCTGTGAATAGCTGGACTATTCTTGGTAGTTGGTTTAACTAATGGTTTCATATTAACCTCCGCGGCTGGTGTGTTTTTGATTCATAGCGCGAGCCATGTTGCGGCCCATACTCTTAGATTGCTCAGACGTAATCCCGCCTTTAGCCATTTTTGACATGCCGCCTTTTTTAAGCTTGGATAAATTTGTGTGTTTACCAGGATGCTCTTGTTTATCGTGCATACTAAAAGCTTTTTTAATGAGCTTTTTATCTTGTTTAATATCATCTTTTTCCATAAATACTCCTACGTTGTTACTATTGATACGGTGCCTACTTGCACATTTACTTGCAAATAATTGTCTGTTAGCGCAACGTCAAAAGCACTTGCGCCACCAACAGGATTCCATCCCCATTGATAAACCCTACTTCCTTCAGATGGGAATCCATCTTGATTGATGTTTGTACCATTACTAGTACAAGTTTGCAACCCAGTACTGCCAGATTGGTAATAACTTCTATCAGGCCTTGGATCTCTTACGCCCTGCGGATCATCAACTGGGTACATACCAAGTTGTAACTGCGGTTGATCTGGGTCCCAACAAGTTGGACACACTTTTAAATTGTAAACCTTTGTTTTTATTATTTCTTTCTTAAGATCAAACAATTTATAACGAAATCCACAGCGATCACACTCGGCAATCGAGTTTTTGCCAGATGAAAACCTATTACCCATTAGGTACTTCCACCAATATACATTCTTCTGGGCACAAAACGCACAGATGCCTTTTCTCTATCCTCTGTAGAAGCCAATTCCCATGCCTCATCGTACTGTTGTTTTAGTAATTGGATTCTTGTTAAACCATTTGGAACTTTTAATGCCAAATAATAAGCCAATCCAGCCACCATACAGTTAACAAATCTAAATGGTACGTCCATTACGTTAACGCCAGCACCAACATCTTGCATTCTGCGTAATCTCCAGTATACAAACTGGTAATTTGCCGCTGAATCAGGCGTTGGCCATACAGTAATACTGTTCTTTTGAGACAAAATAATAGGAGCACCCAACAAATGTGAGGCCGCAGTCGTTGTTCCTTGGCCTCTTGTGCAATTAAGTAAGTATGCTGGGTTACCATTAGCCGCAATTTGTATCTCGTTATACCCAATAAGCTCAGAATCTATAGTAATCCAGCCTGCATTGGGTATGCCAACCACTGAAGTGACTGGAATTGATGTATCTGTTGCACCAATAGCAGCATAAATAGCACTGCTTGTTGGTTGATTTTGAGCCGTTAAACGCTGAATCCAAACCTGAATAGGCCTGCCTTGAGTTAATTTATTGGGAAGCGTTGCATAAGTAGAAACACTGATTCGCGTAATTGTTAAATCAGACTGATTGTTTGTACTGTTTGCATTTGTTCTAATAACTTGCTCAAGTAAATCTACAGTATCGTCCGGCAAAGCATATGTTGGCTGACCTTGGACAAGAGAAATATAATCTTGCTCAAATGTCCACATATTAATACCGCGGTTAGCCCAATCGGTAAATAAAAGATTTAAAGATCTTCTGGCTGTTCTTATATCATAACCCGTTCTTACTTCTACACCTACGCGTTCAAAAGCCTCCTCAATAACGTCAGTTAACTGAAGATTGAATGCTGAAACGCCAGATGTAGTAGCCATTATTTACGCGCAACTTGTTGCACTTGCGCAATGCAAGTAAATATATTTGGAATAGGCTGGGGTGCAACATGTTGCACTTGAGTTGTTGTAAGAGGAGCAACAACTTCTACAGTAACCTTTTCATTTTTTGGCAAACTCATTTTTTTTTCCTTGTTTTGGCAGATTCTACAAAAGCTTCTTGAGTTGGCGCACCCTTGCTACCTGGTTTACGCATATGCTCATCAGATCCGTGGGCTATCCTTTCTTGTTTTGCATGAATATTTGCATAAAGTCCAACAGGACCACCTTTTT